TCCAGAGCTTGAGGACCAAGCTGAAAACGATGAACAGAGCGAACAAAAACCGCTCACAAAAGAGCAAAAGAAAATTCTTGAGCTTAAAGCACAAAAGAAATCATTAACTGAACAGAAATACCGTGAACGACAAGAAAAGCAGCAGATATTAGCTGAACTCGAAGCACTTAGAAATCAGGTCAATCAGCCAAAGGACGGCGAGGAAGAAGATATTGATACTCTCATAGAGAGACGTGCTAAGGAGCTAATTCAGCAGCAGGAAATATCCAAAAAGGATAATACATTTGCGGCGGCTTGTAATTCAGTTTACGAGAAAGGGCTGGAGGATTACCCGGACTTTGATGCCCGGATAAAGAATCTAACATCAGTCGGCATTGATAGAGACACACTGGAATACATTACTGATTCCGGCGTAGGACATAAGATGCTGCATTATCTTTCTGAAGATTTGGAAGAAACAGAGAGGATAATGAAATTGCCAGTGCTTAAGAAAGCGGAAGAAATTTTTAAGCTTAAAGACAAGGTTGAAAAAACCAAAAAGAAACAATCAAACTTACCCGAGCCTATACCAAGCGTCTCAGGTCGTGGGGCAAAAGTCAATACTGGCGATATTGCAAACGACTTCGATGCTTTTAACAAGTGGCTCGAATCTGGACTTAAATAAAGGAAACAGCAATGGCTAATACATTAACATTTATCGATATGGTTGAGAAAGGGAGCCAAAAATATGCTCACGAGAAACTTAGCTTTATCCCTAACGTAGATCGTCAATATGACAGCTACTATAAAGAACGCGGCGGCGGTAAAATTGGCTCTCAACTGAGAGTAACAAAACCTCGCAAATTTCAATCAACAGTCGGCTCAACTCTGGTTATATCTGATATTGAAGATGTTGACCAAACCATCACGCTTGCTACTCAACGCCATCAAGCGATTGAGTTATCAAGTAAAGAAATGACTCTGGACACTACATCACCAAGGGAAGTAAATCGTTTCTACGAAGAAACCTTATACCCGATGATGAGCGCACTAACCGCGCCAATTGAGTCTGATTTTATTGCATTTGCAACTAAGGCAACAGCACAAGTGGCTGGATCTCCAGGAACTGCAATAAGCGATTCAACTGTTCCAGGCTTAGCCAGGGCAAAACTGAATCAACAACTTGCACCAATGGATAAACGTATTGCTATGACTACATCTAATGTCATGGCATCTATGGTTGCTGGCCGTGATACATTTTTCAATCCATCCACTGAAATTGAACGCCAATACCGTGAGGGACGCGTAGGTCGTAACGCTATGGCTGAATGGTATGAAAACGAAAAAATGTGGACTCTTACCAATGGCTCCGATGTAAATATTTCAACCGATGCAGCGGCACTGGTTGTCAATGGCACTGGCGCTTTGGACTTCCATACGCTTACAGCAGCACAGGTGACTCTTGGCTCTGTTTTTACAATTGCAGGTGTTTATGACTGTCACCCAGAGACATATCAACAATACCCGCATTTGAAACAGTTTACACTGGTATCAGGCGGCGGAGTAGCTGGCGCTTCTGTTGTGTCACCGGAAATCTATTTCACCGGCCCACGCAAAAACGTGGTTGGCGCAGGCGGAGTTGAATTGACGGCAGCAAGTTTTAATGCCCAGGTTATGACTTTTGTAGGTAACGCTTCAACGTCTTACGTGCAAAGTTTGATGTATCATCCAAAAGCATTTCAGTTTGTTACAGCCGATTTAGAGCCAATATTTGACAATCCATCACAGTTTAAACAATCAAGCCATGATGGCATTGCCTTGAGTATAGCTACTTTTGGCGATGGTATTAACTACAAGCGTATTCTTCGTATTGACGTGCTTTATGGTTTTGCCGCACTTCGCCCTGAATGGGCAGTTCGTATGATTGGGTCAGCAAACTCGTAAACCTTAACAGCCCCTCTTAACCGAGGGGCATTACCGCAACACAACTACAACTTACAAACACAATAGGTAAATATCATGGCAGTTAAATCAACATCTAACGCAACATTTAACCAAGCTGCAAGGCTTGGAAGCAAACTTAATCAATTTCTTGGCGTATCACAACCGATTATCGGAGATGAAGTAGCGACAAGAACACTTACACCCAAAGAATCAGGCTCACTGTGCTTGTTTGATGTTGCGGCAGGAGTAACTTACACTTTGCCAACAATCGACAGAACAGAACAAATCGGCATGTGCTTTTATTTCGCTGTTATTGTTGCCGGTTCCGGCACATACAAGGTCATTACTGGCGCTTCGACTGAATTTTTACTGGGATCAATAGTTTTATTCGATAAAACTATTGCGACTTCCGGTGATATATTTGATGCAAATGGAACTGATATTGTAGCATTAGCAGCCACGTCCGATGTAACAGGAAGATTAATGGGCGGATGCTTTAAGGTTACCGCAATCAGTCTTACTCAATGGTGGATTGAAGGGTATCTACAAGAAGCCGGTACAGCATTGACTCCATTTGCAACCTCATAATTTCATCATCCCACCACTCGCCCCTGGAAACAGGGGCATTTTTTAAAGGTATAAACAAATGAAAATGCCAATGAAAAAAATGCCAAACAAAGGTAAAGGTAAAGGTAAAAAACCATGTGTAATCAGTTAAAATATTTAAAGAAGGGCAACGTAATAGCTAACCCGGCAAACTGGAAAAAATATCAAAACCTTGTTAATTTGATATTGGCTGTTTTGGGTGTTGTTGCTGTTGTTTTTCCTGGCTTAAATATTACAACTGCTCAAGTTTTAAGTATTGCCGGGTTTTATAACGCCTATGTCACAACAATTACCACTGATAAGGTAGGGATATAATGTTAGTCACTCATCCTGAATATGGATCAAAAAACATTGACGAAGCATACAAAGAAAAGTTTGTTTCTCTTGGATGGGAAGTTGTCCGTTCTGTTGCTGAAATAGAAGCTGAGTTAAGGGCTGAAATAAAGGCTGAAATAGAACAGGAAACAGTTAAAACGCGTGGCAGACCGCGTAAGTTTTAAGCTATGGCTACCGTTGGCGATATAGTATTTCTTGCGCTTAAAGACGCGCAAATAATAGACGAAAACGAAACGCCAAGCGCTGCTTTAATGGCTGATGCCATTACTACGCTTTCACAAATGCTTGCGCTATGGCAAGCGGATAATTTATTTGTTTATGCCACAACCGAGCTTACTCATGTGCCAACAGGTGCGGCATCCTATACCATTGGCCCGACTGGAGTTATCGTATCAGCTAATACGCCATTGGCGGTAAATTACGTTTACTTACTCAAAGGCGGCGTAAAATACGAAATGTGTGAAAAAATCACTACACTGAAAGAATTTAACCAGTTTGCTAGTATAGTCATACTTGGTGATCCAAACATATTTTTCTATAACCCAACGTATTCAAACGGTACACTATACATTCATCCACAGCCAAACGATGGAACACTGCATATTGGCGTAGATGTACAATTACCAACATACGCCATAGCGCCCGATGCTTTTAATATAGCACCAAGATACGAAATGCCAGTTCGGTTTAATTTGGCGAAGATTTTAGTGTCTATGCTTGGCGGCAAACTTACACAAGAATTAAATCAACTTGCTAACTCATCATATCGGATGCTGGCGCGATCAAACCACGTTACACCAAAATTATCCATTGACGGCGAAGTGACTAGGACGTGGAAAACTGAATTTTATGGAGGCTTTGTAAACTAATGCCAAACGATAAAGCAAATATGGGAACGGCGATGGACGCGCTAGTAGGTACGCTGAAACAGACTAAGCTTAATAAGCAGAATTTTGGACCAAACGATAGTGTAATAGCCTCATCAGTACGACACCCAGGCATTGCAATCGATAAAGCTATTGAATGGCTGCAACAAGAAATGGCAAGGGTATCAGGTACACCTATAGGCGAACAGGATGAAGGGAGTATTTATTCTATGGGAGAAATGAATCCAGAAGCCAGGGCTAATTCAGCTTTAAATATGGCAGGCTTGGCACAAGTAGGCGCTATGCCATCAGCACCAATAAGCCGGGGTGGTACATTGGGAACAGTAGTTAATAGCGGTTATGATAGACCGCGCGTAGTACCTGACGCAACAGATGTACTTACTGCACAACGCGCAGGAATGCCGATTATAGGAACAGGATCAGCTACAGATGTGATGGTAGGATCACAAGCGGGGACACCATTTAATGGTATACCAATGGGAAGAAATATACCTGGAAACGTACCAACACAAAATATAAACATGCGTAGTAACATACGAGGTCAATATAAGCCTGAAGGTATTTTTAATGAAGTTGATCCTAACAAATTGGCTGAATTAATGGCGCGTAGCTCAAAAAAAAAGCCTACTCCCGATAATAATAGCATTACAAAATCTTTAGACTTTAGCGCAGATGGAAAAGTAAAAAATATAAAAATAGGTGATTCTAAAATAATATATCAAGTTAATGACTCTAATCCAACAATGGTTCATATTTCTAGTGTTAGAACGCCAGTTAATAAAAGAGGCAAAGGGAGTGCCAGAAATGCCATGAATGAATTTTTAAATAATATTGATTCTAAAGGGTTATCAAGCAAACTAGAATCATCTCCTTTAGATAATAAAACAAATGGTAATAGATTGTATGATTTTTATAAATCACTTGGATACTCCCCAACAGGGAAAGCTATAAATCCAGCAGGGGATAAAGAGTTAATCAGGGTAATGTCAAAAAGATGAACAAAATCAGTCATTGGCAGTTACAAATAAGCGATCCACAAAGATCATATAAATGCACAAAGGATATTCATGTGTTAGCGCCTGAAATGATTGACGCTGTTAATCGAGTTAATGAACTATATCCGAATGCAAGAATTTTTAACTGTATCCATAAGGGTACATTTGAAGGCGATTTATATGTCAGACCTAAGTATATATTAGATGAAAAAAATTAAACTCTTCGGACTAGGTATCCAATCAAGAAGCAGCAATGTTACTGCGCAGAGGCGCGTGAATATGTATCTTGAGGTTATTGCCGATGGCGATAAGATGGATATTGTCGCATACCGGACACCAGGACTTAGGTATATATTAAATATTGGTAATAACCCGGTTCGGGGATGGTATGCAACTGATACTATATTATATGTAGTAGCTGGAAATCAATTGTTTACCGTCAATGCAGTGTTTGATGTAACGTCAATCGGAACACTGAACACGGTAACGGGTAATGTGGGTATTGCATCTAACGGGCTTGGCTTATTAATAGTTGATGGTGTTGATTATTACACGTACATTTTTGCCACAACTACGTTTGCAGTAGGTGCCGATGCAGGATACCTTGGCGGTGATACTGTTACATTCCTGAATAGCTTTTATATTGTCAATGTACCTGGAACAGGACAATTTCAAATATCAGCCAGTTATGATGGCGATGCCTGGGACGCGGCAGAAGTGGCAACTGCCGAATCAAACCCGGATAACCTGATTGCTGTATTTAGCGATCAGGGGCAATTGATACTGTTTGGTGATGTAGTTACTGAAATATGGCTGGGTGTAGGTGATGTTGATTTTCCTTTTCAACGTGCAGGCGCGGCTATTGAATGGG